TTAGTTTCGCGTTCAAATCGGAATCGTTTATACATGCAAATATCCTCCTAATACATGTATTATAACAGGAATTAGGCAGTGGTCAACTGGTTTTGTTCTATCAATAAATTAGCATGAACATAAACCAAAACTGCATAGGAAACACCGTGCGCTTTTTTAAATGTGTACTGCTCATCCTCAGTATGAATCCAAATTTCATCTTTGATACTATCAAATCCATCTTGGATGCATTTGTGCTGCAAATGTTTTTTACCCGGACGAATTAGTGCTAAAGTCATTGCAATTTCACTAATAGATCTTGGTTTCAATTTAGAAGTGAGTTCTCCATAATTGTTTAAATGGAATAACTTCCCAACAAATTCTGGATCTTCAAATACAGTCCAATCTAATGGGCGATTCATTAAATCTAATAAATGAGCTTCATCTCTCACCATCGAATATACACCGACATTAAGAACATCAATTTTAAAACATCCAGCGTCTTCTGCATGTTTATAATCAAGACTACACAATTCTGTTACAGGATCTATCGGTACTGCATGAAAGTAAACACCTGTATTGTGTTTTGTTATCTTACCGTCGCGAATGATGCTGCTAGGGACATGCACTAGATCTTTTAGTGCAAGTTCTCTATTAGCTACGTCGATATCAACGTCACCTCTATCCATTGAATCCAAACTTTGCATTTATTTTGGTAATAGCACGATTGAAATAGTCATCTTTCCTACGAGACTCTTGTTTAATGTTTCTGAGCTCGTTCTCAAGCATAGCACATTTTGCAGTCATCTCAGTTAATTTCTGATTTATATAATCAACATATTCTGGATTGATTACTGTTATTGTATGATCTCCGATTTTTACTTCACTAGTAAATTGATTCTTTTTAACTACAATTTCTTTTGTAGGTATTTTTACAGGTTGATTAAAATCTCTTGTGTCATACATCGATGTTGTGTCGTTATCCATTTTAAACTCCTGCGTCTTTCATTGTACGCTTAATCCATTCTACAGAATCTTTATTCTTCATAAATTTAATCTTCCATTGTGCAACTGGTGCGAACTCTTTAATCAAATCCTGTTGTTCCATATTACAACGATCTATCAAGTCCAATGCACTATCTACTGTATATAGCAACCACGGACTAATACGTCCACTCTGTGTCCATTGTACTGCTAGATTTGTATTAATCTTTCTAAAGAAGTCTTGCCAAGGTTCACCTGTTTGCATACTCCATTGTTGCATTAACAATATCATACGTTCACATGCTTGTTCGGGGGTTTCCTTTCTAGTTAATTCTCGAATGTATTGCTCGTAAACAAAGTCATGTGTCCATTTATCAATAGGTAGATTGTTTTTAATTACGAAGTCTATAAATTTACTCGGTTCTATAGCATTTACATCTATAATATGTCTACCGAACTTAGTAAATGCATTGTAGTATTTGCTTTGAATGAACTCTTTATTGCTACTTTTCTTTTTATTACCACTAGAATGTGTGAGCTCATAAAATCTAGCCCATGCCATAAATCCTAGTCTATTACCCGGATCTTCTCGCTTAAACCATCTACGTTTCTTTTCACAAGAATGGTTAATGAGATTCTTCTCATCATGAAATCCTCGTTTACAAAACTCACAAGAGTGTGTCTTAGCCATTCTTTGAGATCTTCTTCCACTCATCCATTAGGCTTTTAACTTCCTGATCACTTTTGCCTGCATCATATAATAACTGTTTAAAGCTATCCTTGTCATAATTTTGTTTAAGAATACTCAATTCCATATCGTTAGAGTCTGGATATATTTCTCTAAAAAACTCATTGATAGCACTGTTCTCACCCTTGCGTGTTTTTACAGGAACCCACTGATGATACTGTTTAGTCCCTAGGCTGCCTACACACAAAAGTAGATGCTGTAGTTCTTTATGGTTTTTGCTTAATTGCCAGAATCCGATATTCACAAGATCATTTACTGCAAGGATTGCCCATTCTTTTTTGTTGCTTTGATCTCCGAGAAAACTCATCCAACGCATTAGTATGAGTGGAGAGAAATCTTTCTTCTCTTCCGGTGTTAACGAATTGAAAAACTCCTTATCACCTCGATCTAGTGCAGGTAGTACCACCTTAAACAAATCTAACTTATGTTTCTTTGGAGTTTGAGCCATCATTAGTTCCTTGCAGAAGTATACACACTATTGTTACGTCTTTGCTACAAAACCACAAGAGTTTATAAATATAGGTGAGCATTTACATAACAAGGAGAACCATAAAATGGGACGTCCAATTAACAAAAAATATTTCGGAGCTGACGAGAATGACAACATTAAAGTACAGTTCCATAACGGAACCGAAAGTGTTCCAGGTTACATACTAAGAGAAAGAAACTCAATCAGCTGGGAAGTTTCAGATGTTGATGGAAATACCGACATTTGTATACTGGTTGATAAGCCATCAGCAAATTTATTACCGGGTGAAATGTCAATCACAGTAAAGTATGATGACGAGACAACTGCCCAAATAACCAAACTTGATTCACATCTTGTAACAGTTAACGGCGCACAGTATGTATGGACTTTTGACACTAGCCTTACTGATAATGAAGTTCAAATGGAAGAAGCTGGTACAGATGATCAGCTCACAGATGCAACAGATTTAGAAGGCGATGATATTGCATATGTTCTCCCACCAGGTATGAGTTTATACGAGCCATATAGCGGTTCTATCGGTGCTAGCAGTACCGTACCAGGTGCATCATTTGTTCAGACAGGTGCAGGAAGCGGGTTAAATGCTTCATATTCAACAATGGGAACACCATATGCACCGGGCGGTAATGTTTCAACTGTTTCAAATTCAGTTGCTGGATTATGGAGAGAAAAATATGTCGGAGATGCTTGGTCAGATTCTGGTAACCAAAGCGAATTTAACATTGCATGGTTTGCAGATCCAACACACGGTCCTCTAAAGGGTGCTAGTGCAGATATCTACGCTGGGTTCGGACTACGTACTAATTTAACAAACGAAAATCATTATGCCTTAATGTGGAAGGGTTATGTTCAAGCACCTGCATCAGGTGACTTTACACTATGGTCGTCAACAGCAGACGACGATGCAATAGCATGGATAGGAACCGCAGCATTGAACCCAACTTATGCTAATCGCAATGCCGTAGTTACGTCAGGTGACCGATTAAGAAGCGATAACAGTGTTACATTAGTTGCTGGTCAATGGTATCCAATTAGAATGGTATTCCAGGAATTTGGCGGCGACGAAAGCTTCCAGCTATTCTTACAAGATTCGACAGGTCATGTGGTATATGGTTGTTCAGAACTATCCTTTGCTCATAATAGTGTTACCAAGGGATACTAACTGTTAAGGTAAATAAAGGATAGCATAGGAGACGCAAATGGGACGCCCACTTAATAAGAAATATTTTGGTAACATGGATAATTCGCCAACTACTGATTCTCATATCGGCGGCGAAGGTGTTACAAGTGTAACTGTTACAACCACTGGTAATTATAACGGTGAAATTCCAACTGTAAGTTTTGGTACACCAAGTTTTCCAGAAGGTCTTGCAGCCGCTGGTACTGTTCATGGTAAAGCAGTAGCAACAGATGGGTTTGTTGCATATGGCACTGGTTATCATATGGGTAATGTATTAACACTAAGCGGTGGTACACTTTCAACAAGAGCTACGTTAACTATCACAGGTGTTCAAACTGTTGGTACACCAACACTAACCGCAGAGGGTGTTGCGTACGATGTTGACGGTGATGTAAAAGACGAAATTTGGTTTGATTCAACTGGATGGTCAACTCCATTAAAGATTCGTGTTGATAGTACAACCGTTGGTTCAGGTGTTGCAACATTTACAGTGATTCAGCAGGGTGTTTGGACTGGTCCAGGTGCAGCACCAACAAGCGTCACTGGTACAAGTACACATAACGGTCCGCTAGATAGTAACGGTCATAGTGCAACATTCACTCTAACATGGGGTGCATGGAGTGCAGACGTTAACGAACCAGGTGATTATACCGCAGTCCCAGCTAACCCAGTTTCTACAACTGGCGACGGTAATAACGCTGCAACAGTTAATATCCGTTGGGGTGTTAAGAATGTTGAAATGACTGAAAACGGATATGGTTATATTTCAGCAGCAGACGCTGCGCCGACATTCAGTAATTATGTTAATTCAGGTTCTGGTAGACAGAGAGCCGTTGGTACTTCAAACTTAACAGAAGCATATGACGACGCAATTGTAGCAATTGATTTAAGCACAGGCAAAGTTGTTGATATTGTTAAGCAAGAAAGCACAGATAGCTATTGGGTAGAAACCGATACATTAGATGTAGTACTACTAGGTCTAGCTGCACCAACTGATCCAATTGGTCTATACATTAGAGCAGTAGATAGCAGCGGAAAGTATTACTGGGTTAAGAGCTTGAAGGCACACTTAGCTGTTCTAGGAGAAGTCACTGGCGGTGGCGAGTTTACTGAGGATGCTGAAGTTGAATGGAGTTTTGACGCAGCAGAAGAAAACGTTTCTGTTCAAGTTAGAAGCGCAATTTAAGGAATAATTTAATGGGACGACCAATAAAACAAGATTTTATAGGTAACACATCAGCAAGCGGTCAACAGATCGCTTGCTATGCATGGATCCCAGGTGATAGTCAATCACGATTAAGTTATATACAAGAACAGATTGGAACTGGCAAATATTATGTTGTTAGTGATACCGGATTAAACGAAGGCATTGTAGAATTAGTTGATACTGATGGTGCTAATGTTGCGGTCGGCGAAGCAAGTGTTTCTGTTACACCTGTTAACGGTAATCCTATAGAATATGCCGAAGTAATTTATGATAACACTGTTCGCACATTTAGTGGCGAACATTATAAATGGTATTTTACTGGAGAAGTATCAACAGAGGTTGACGCAGCAAATATTCAAAGTTCATAAAGAATTGCTTGTAAAAAGACAAGCAGACTCGAGTAAAACCCCTGGAAAGCCGGAGCAATTCAGGGGTTTTGCTTTATCTAAAACAGCTTTCTTATATCTAAGCTTTCTGGAATTTTACCGATATCTTTTAAAAAGAATGCACAAAGTGGATTTTCACCGTCACTTAAAGGAATCGATAATATATGGCCGTTTTTTAATTTAGGAAAATACCAACGAACGTCTGGCCAAATGTTTATAATTTCAAATTTTAAGAATCTTGGCATATAGCCCTGAATTGGATTAAATGTGAATGCGTCGAAATCTTTATCGTTAAGATAAATCAATGGCATAATTTCTACTTCGCCTAGATTTACATCTCCAATAATAACACTCCAGTCGAGCGGCATTTGGATGTTGTAGGGACCAATCTTAATATCAACACATGGACTATTGAAGCTCTCCAGGAATATAAGAGGCATAAAATAATAATCTACGTTATTTTGATCGCTATAATCTAGCACACAATACCTAATATCATCCACCACGTCAGGTAGCTCGTTAAGGTTGTACGCCTTATTATCATTTTTTAAAATCCGCATTAGAGCCTTTTGAAATTTTATTGACAAATAAGTTGTGCGGATATTTAACCTAAAAACTACGTGGTTTATATATTATTTTTTAATAAGTTACTTTATCAACTGTAAAAGGATACTGTACCTCTTGATAAAATTTCTTACGCTTTAATAAGTGTCTATTACTAAATTTGCATTTACTAGCTATGTCAAAGATTTGAACTGATTCTTTATCATCTGCCTTACGTAATCCACGACCAATACTCTGAATAACACGAACAAAACTCTTACCAGGTTCGACTAATACAAGATTAAAGATCCTATTGATGCTAATACCAGTACTAGTGGTACCATACGTAGCAATCATAACAGCATTATTATCAAAGTTGATTTCTTTGTAATGCTCTTTACGTTTAGTTGCCTTCATCTTACCGCTAATAAAAATAGCATCAGGCATTAATTCACTTAGAATTTGTCCAGTTTCAATACGATCAATCAATACAAGTGTATTACCAGTTTTAGAAATCTTCTCAACTGTTTTGGCAATCCATGCAAGTCGTTCTTTATTTGTAACAAGATACTTCAATTCTTCTTGATAATTGTTATACACCATTGTTTCTTGCGTGTGTAACACATTAACATGACATTGTGCTAAATGCCCAGCATCTTGTAATTCTTTAGCAGTAAGTCTACCAATAATTGGTCCAATAGCACTGTGCAAACTAACTTGTCTGTATTCTTCTTCTGGAATTGTTCCAGTAAGTCCCCATCTAATAGGAACACCGGCAAATGTTGTTGTTAATAATGTATGAAGAACACCAGTGTTATTAACCATATGCACCTCGTCGCATATTACAGCAACAAGATTATCTAAGAATACTTCTAATTGATCTTCATCTAGTGCATCTTTACTCTTTTTATCCAATACGTTAAGACTCTGCCAAGTGCAGATTGTATGTGTGCGGTTATATTCCTTACGATCGCCGTATAATACACCAACATCTAATCCAATATTACGATAGTCTTCTTCTGTTTGTTGAACTAGATTCTTGTTTGGAACAATAACAATAGTACGTCCATACTTTTCGGCAATCT